TTATAAAATGGAATTATATATCAAGTAATATATTGGGCATGGGAGCTGCGGCAGCCAATATTATAAAATGGAATTATATATCAAGTAATATATCTGGTGTTGGTTCCCAGACTTCAAATATCGCCCTGCTTGAATACATTGCAAGTGTAATATCCAGTTTTGGATCAACACAAGCTGAGGTCTCCATAAACAAAAACATTTACAGTATTATCTCAGGTTCTGGAAGTCAAACCGCTGATGATATCGTTTTTGGTTTTCTGAATGGTATCGTAATAGGAATTGGTCACAGTTCAGCACATTTGACAGTTATTATCACAGCTACTCCACATTTTGATCACCCCCAAACATTAATAATTAATCAAACCATAAGAGCTATAACCATATTCCGAAACGAACGGACGGTGACAATTGAAAATGGCATTATTCAATATTAATTTGATACAGCATGACACTGATAATATAAAAATGCAGTTGAAAGACGGTGACGGTGTTGTTGATCTATCTCCGTTCACCGTTACGTTTACGATGGTAAATGATGCGGGTGAAATGATAACAATCGACTGCATTAAAGGGTATACTGATTATACTACAACCCCGACCACGGTTTACGCTGAGACCGATGGTTATATCACGCTTCCATTTACCGAAACCGAAACCTCGGAATCAGCAATTTATATCGGACAGTTACACCTGAACGGCGACGGTTTCACCAAGGGGTGGCCTCTACGATCTTATACAACTGTAAAAATTTGGAAGTCTATAACTGAGGATGTGACACCGTGACCCTTACAGTTACACAAATCATACATGCTCGGTCGATGTTTATAATCAGTCCAGAGGACGGAGATATAGACCCGAGTAGAATTGAAATATTATCAATCCTTGCCACAAACCGACTAACTAAAATGATAGGCGGTAGACCGTTAACAACCGATGAAATCACCGAATTAACGGCATTATTTGTCATGGATATGTTACAGAATGAACATGGCAAAGGCACCATAATATCTGAGGCAGTTACTGATAATAATTGGAGAGTTAATATAAAAACATCTTCTCAGTGGATGGATGAGGCTTTGGCTTGGCTTGCAGAATATGACGCTATGGTGAGCACAACTTCCCTAATTTTCGGTGGGGTCTATAGGGACGATGCGCACTGCGAGCATCATAGGAGACGTTATTAATGGATTTCCCGGACCGATGTATGATAGAACCACTTCTGGCAAAAGATGTATACGGAGAATGTGTTTATAGCCCACCCACCGCGGTTAGATGTAATTATCAGGAAACCTCCGCGATGAATGCCGAAGGTTCGAATATTATTACATCTGCTTGGATAGCATTCCCACCGAGGACAGTTATAACCCATGATACTAGGGTTACGTTGCTCGATGGACAGCAACCCGCTGTTATGGCAATCGAACCTATAAAACTCGGTAGTTGTCATAGAATTGAGTATATCCGAGTATTAACGGGGAAAACCTAAACTAGTTGGAGGTGTTTTAAGTGCCAGGTGCTGCTCTTTGTGTTGCGAAACTTTTCCTTATTCATCGGGCTTTCGAGGAGGCAGGTAAGAAAGCAGTTAAACAATGGGGCACAGATACGATGAACATATCAAAAAATAGTTATTGCCCAGTCGATACTGGACTATTAAAAGGAACAGGGGACTCAAGGGTATTTAAAGACACGCCGACTGAGTTTTTTGTGAGGTTATCATATTCGACACCTTACGCGCCATATGTTCATGAAATACCCGCATACCACCACCCAATTGGTCAGTGGAAGTTTCTGACAACTCCGTTTAACTTGCGGTCTGCCTTGCTGATAAAGACGGTTGAAGATTCTCTGAGGTCGGTTATATGACCCTTCCGGATTACATAAAAGATATTGCAGATTTCCTGCAATCGAACTTGATCGGAACACAGGGAACTGATGTTTTCATAGGCGGTTTCGATACGCCCCCGAACTGTATATCAATTAATGCTGTAACTGGATCGAGACAGCAAACAGCAACGGGGGGTGATGTTCTATATCAGCCAGAATTAAATATAGGAGTCCGAGACAGGTCAGGAAAAGCGGCCGAGTTAAGAGCCAGATCAATTCACACCCTCCTGAATCTCCAGACCAATAAAATAATCGGATCAACCAGAATTCAGCGAATCGAAGCAATTTCAGATCCTTTCCTGGTTTCAAAAAGTGAACAGGAAGGTACAATATATTCCATAAACTTTCATCTAAAGTTATATTAAAAATAATATTTTTTGAACTCAAATTAGAATAACGATAAACACACGGAGCTTAATAATGACACATGTAGACACACTTGGAACAACTGTCAAGATCGACGGTGTTGAAATTAAATACATCGGCCTGGACTCCATTCCTATCCCAGATGGAGACACTAAAGATAAGGACACCTCGACACTGGGGTCTGGTACCATAATGGAATTTGGACTTGCAATGTTCGATCCGGGTAGCTGTAAATTGGCTGGTAACTACGTCGCTGCCGACCCTGGCCAGATAGCTTTAGAAGCAGCCTTTTCGGACCGGCAAATCCACGCATTTGAAGTGAATGTGGTAGGAGCTGGAACTATCTTTACATACAGTGCATTTGTAACGAAATACGTTCCTGGAAGCAAAGACAATACTTTTCTGTTTGAAGCAAACCTTAGAGCGTCAGGACGGTTTTTAAAGGCGACTACTTTTGCAGGGATAACCTCAATCGCGGCAGGGGCTGCCGGTGCCACTCTGTCGCCAACATCCGCGGGAACAGCCTTACTGAATACCGAAAATATAGTTATTATTACTGTGCCTACTGCAATAACCTCTACAACTCTAACTGTGGTTGCTGCTACGGCAAGTTATATCGGTCTATCTGTCGACGGTGGGGATACTTATGCGACATTAACTACTGGAACTGCTTCTACAGCAATACCTTTGGCAACTGCACAGAAACTTTACCGTGCCACCATACAAGTAAGTGAGGCATTGAAAGCCACACGATATGTCCAAATATTTATCGTGAGAGAGTGATTTAAATGGTAGGCGGCCCCGTTGATTTTATTCCGTCATATTCCCTTTTTTATACGAACAAGGGCCAGAAGAAAATGTATGAACTTCTCGGCGTTCGGACGCAGTTACAGTTTGCGCAGTATTTGGGAAAACCAGATGGTCTGGAAAACGAAGATACCGAAAAAATGATAGTTGCGGGTCTTGTATGGGAGCACCCAGATATCACTCTTGAGAAAGTCCAGGATCTAATTGATACTGAATTTTATATAAAACAAGGCGGTGACCTTGAAACACTGAATTCCCATATCATCGAAGCTTTTGTGAATTCGGGACTCCTAAACAAGGAGAAGATAGAAACCGCCAAAAAAATAAACAAATTGGCCACACTTAAGATGGTAAAGGACCTAGATGATAAAATTCGGGATGTTGAGGGGGATGATATGGGGAATCGTTAAGAAACATGGATATTGACGACTTCTTTGATATGATCCAGCGCACTCTTTACCGGCAGTGCCGGATATCACCCCGAGAGTTCTGGAATTATTCTATGGCTGAGTGTATTTTGATGGCTGAAGAATCAGCAAATTCAGAGAAAACAAAAAATGACCTTAAAATAATCCTGAACGCCAAACTGTGTGCTGTTATTTTCAACAGTCATGGAGGATGTGACGGAAAGCCGGTAAAACTTGAAGAATTTCTACCAAAAGGTTTCCTACAAAATTGTCCTAACTTAACGGAAACTACTGAGGACAAAGTTAAAAAAATATTGGGTCGTGGGAATTGGCTCGCTGAAAGATGCAATCATGGCAGATAAATGTATTAAAAACTATATTATACACATAGTCTTATAAAAGTGTGGTGAAAAAATGGGTTCCATAGGTGAAATTTTTGCAGATGCGGGATTGCATGTTGACGCTGGAAGTTTTTCTCAGTTTTCATCGCAATTATCAGGAGCCGAAAGTAGCGTAAGTGGGTTCTCTGCCGCGTCTGCTGTATCAATCGGGTTAATCGGAACAGCTATAGCAGCTGGGGGGATTGCACTTGTAGGTTATGCGGTTGGTATCGGTGTTTCTTACGAAAAAACAATGACCCAGCTTACCGGTCTATATAAAAGTCAAGATAAAGCGAAAGAGATGTTTGTATGGCTACAGCAATTCGCGGCATCAACACCTTTTGAATTTCCAGAACTTGCAGATGCTACAGCTAAAATGGCAGCAGCTGGAATTAGTGCAAAAACATATATGGAAACAGTCGGCAATGTAGCCGCCGGGACAGGTAAGAGTATAGAGCAGGTAAGCGAGGCTCTAATAGATGCATCCAGGGGACAGTTTGTACGTTTAGAAGAACTAGGATACTCAGTAACCGCGATAACTAACGCTAACTATGCAAAACTGGGGGCAACAGCGGCAGACGTTGGTAAAACAATGGTGTCTGCATACGATGCTTCTGGAAAACAAATAGTAGAGATTTTTGATAAAAGTAGTAAGGAGGCATCACTAGCCGCAATTAAAAATTTATCTGCCTCAGCTTTTGCGGGAACTATGGATGCGGTAGCAAACTCTATATCAGGCAAATGGTCTACGATAAAAGACAATATAAATAACGCACTTGCTGATATGGTTGGGTTTAAGACCGGGGAAATACAAGCCGCAAGTTTAATGGGCGCGTTAAGTGGGCTTGCCACCGCGGCGGTTGGACTTACTGGAGCATTTAGCAGCATGTCTGAACCAATGCAGACCGCCCTAGTTGCCATGGTGGGGTTCGCAACTGCCGTTGGTGGAGGAATGGCAATATATGCAGCGGCGATGGCTGCCGGGACATTAGTGAATTCAGCGTTTGGTACATCACTGCTTGCTGCATTCTTGCCTGTAACTGCTGTAGTGGCTGCTGTTGCCTTAGTTGCTGCTGGTCTATACATATTAGAACAAAAAACCGGATTAGTGACAGTGGCATGGAACGTATTAAAAGACACGTTCACAATTACAGTCGATTTCTTGAAAAATGCATTCGGTGGACTGTCAGCGTATATTTCAGAAGAAGTAACTAAAATAAAGGAATACTTAATAGGGTTAATACCCCCCGAGTTGATTGAGACAGTAAATAGTCTCGGTGGCTTCATTAGAGATAATCTCGGTGGTGCGTTTACCGATTGGCACACAAAAGCCGAAGCCGTCCGGAGCAAGGATGCCGAAGTAGCCGCGTCGGTGGATGATTTAAACAGTAAAACCACAGAGGGAGTAACTTCTCAAGTAACAAGTCTGGATGACGTACTTAAAAGTGTAACAGGCGACGCAACAACTACCGCTACTACTATAGGCGCTGTTAACAATGCACCAATGGGAACAGTAACTGGTCAGGTTCAGGGAACTGACAACGCTATGAAGAGTGCAGTTACTTCTGGTGCGCAGTTGGGAGCAACATTAACAGCCGACGGCCAGATACCAATGGTTGGCACAACCGGCCAGGTTCAGGCAACTGACGGCGCTATAAAGGGCGCGGATGCGTCTGGTAAGGAACTTTTCGGAACAATAACCGCAGATGGCCAGATATCACTGAATGGCACGAATGGTCAGTTGGGGATAATGGACGGCGCAGGTAAGACCACGAATGTAACGATGGCTCAGTTGGGAACAGCACTGAAAGCTGATGGAAGTATAAGTTTTGCTGGAACTCAGGGACAAATCGTACTTACTGACTCGAAAGGTAAACAACTCGTGGTTACTGGACAAGACGCGCTTCGAGTTGCTCAGTCTTATAATGCCCAAAGTCTCGCTGCAGTCAGGGGGCAAATCGATTCAACGATTGCTAGGTGGCAGGCCGCAAGTAAAGCAGCTAATGACGCGATGGTAGTAGGGCATGCCGCGAATGAGGCAGCCAAGTCGTTAGCCGGTTCATACGGTTCATCGGGTGGGTTGGGTAACACGTCGGCTGGCGGCGTGAAAGTGCTTGCGCCGGGGCAAGCCGTACAATCAACTAGCCATG